TTACTCCAAAATGTCATTTACAATTACAGGCGTGTTGTCACCCGCCCACACACCAACAAAACGCGAGAAGTACTCTTCGGCATCTTCTTGCGAAAACCCGTCGGCTAGCATTTTGGCAAACATCTTCTGTTTGCTGTACACGGCAACGGGGTCTTTATGCGCGATGTGCCCGACGCCAATCAGCGCCGAATTCATGTTGTCAAAAAGATGCGCGTCCGGATTAAGATCGTTTAAATCGGCGAGTACCACTTCACAGTCCATTTGATTCTCCGTCAGATAAATCGTTTAGGAACATGATGGCAATGTCGCTCGCTCTACGATACCCTTCACGCATTCCACGCTGATACTCAGGCGTACCCGTGCCAGCAGGCCGGTCAATAAGATCAGCAATGATGGCGAGACTTGCCAATGTTTTGTTACGTAAATGTCGGTATTCGAACGAGTTGTGAATAACTTCCTTACCCACGCTTTGAGCCGCGGCATCCATACCGGGATTTAACTCTGGCTTAAAGCCTAACTCCTCCAATAGTTTAGTGCAATGGAGTAGGCAGTTATAGTCGGTAAACGTCGCCGGAGAGTTTACGACGTATTTTTGCGCCAACTGGTGCAAAATGTAACAGACGCGCCGAAAGGCCGCATTTGCTGTGCGGTTTTCGTGGCTAATCAATAGCCGTTTTTCAAGCGCTTGGGCTTCTTGTTTAGACGTGAATATTTGTGTTTCACGCTGATGCTTTTGCTCGACCGGGCTGAGACTGAGAAGCGCTTCCATGCGGCATGTCCCTTTTTAATTGTTTAGCCAGAACAGGAAAAACTAAACGATGCACATCCTCGTGCGTTTCTTTCGGCGATAGATTAGCAGCCAGAATGTGTAATGTTTTGGCGTGCGGGCGCTCTGTCGCATGACGCAAGTAAGCGTCTCGCATGCGTTGCCTGTCTTCTAGGCAACGGCGCTCATATCGATCGCCGGGTTTTCCCATCCGTTCTTTGGCTTCTTCCGGCGAGATGTCCAGAAGAATACAAATGTCCGGATACACCGCAGACGTTTCCTTGAAAATATTCGAGATCAAATCCAGACTTATGTTGTTGATCTCGCCCTGATAAACAAACGTCGATAACAGCCAACGATCGCAAATGATGACGGCGTTTTGCTTTAGGCGTTCGTTGATGTAAGCGGCAAGTTCTGCGCGACCAGCAGAGAACAACAGCATCTGCGCCGCGGGAGAAATGGGCGCGTCGTTATGCAAGAGAATCTGCCGAATAGCCGTCCCGATACTTGTAGTTCCCGGATCGGCAACGAGTTCAGCGTCAATGCCGGCGTTAAGCAAACGTTGCGTCAACATTTGCGCTTGCGTGCTTTTGCCAGCGCCGTCGATGCCCTCAAAGCAAATGAACATTTCTGTTACAAATTCTCTGTAGAAGTAACGGTAATTGGAAAAGAAGAATCGGTCATAGCGACGACGCCGGGGCGAGCACCGCCAATATTGCCCGTAATGCTTACAGCCGGTTGATTGCTTGGCGCAATGATATCAGAAAGGTCGAATAGCGAAAGTTCTCGACCGTCGCCAAACCGAAGAGACAATCCAGCCGCCGCTCTACCCATCCCGACGACGTTGTTCTGTTTCAGCCAGTCAGCCGCGTACGTGCAGAATTGCTCGACAGCCAAGCGTGTGTCGTCGTTAAGCGCTGTGGCGGCGGTATAGTTATTCAGGATCGCGGTCAATAGTTCGCTTTTTAGCATAGCGTTTCTCTCGCTTTTTGGGCGCAGACGGTTTGGAAGCCCGCGCATTTTCGACAGATTCTCGCAATGTTTTCGTATTTTGCAATACCATTTTTTCCATTTTTGCCTTTTGCCGGCACGCTTTGATCTTATGGCTGATATCTGTAAGTAACCCTCGGGCCGCGTGGGTGTACAACCGTAGAACGTAGTACTTCCCGGCGGCGTGGATTGCTAGTAAGTCGCCGTCCATTTGACCTAGTATTTTCTTGGATCGGGGCACGGCGGCTAAACCATCTCTGTCGAGCAGTCCGATGGTTGATTGCGCCGTGCAAATAATCCGCGCCACGGCTACGATCTGCGCTCCCAACGGACTTTGGCTTAAGCGCCCCCGAAACTCCATATCGCGCTTGGTCTCGACAAGGCGGAAATCGCGACTAAGAACGGCGACCATGGCGGCGATCTGAACGTTAGTGACTTCGGCTACGTTTTCAAAGGCGCACGCGCTGACATTCAAAGCGTCATGCAAAACAGCGCAATGTACGATTGCGGTTATGTTGTCTTTGAGGTTGTCTGTGATGTAGTCGGGGCGGAGGTCGTTGTACAGTTTGACGGCTATTTGTTCTGAACGCGCTGCCACTTGTTTGCAAAAGAGAAACAGTTCTACGCCAGTGTTCGTGTTTTTGTCGGCATAGCATTGCGCGGCAAATGCCAATGTTTTCTCCAACGACAACTCATCTGTTTTTTTCATAAGTGCCTCCATGCACGTTATGCTATTTCGACATTGGCACCTGTTACACGAGCCTCAAAATAGTTTGCCACCCCAACTCAAACGACTTACGTCGCGAGTTCAGGTTGTAATTTACTTTTTTGCTCATTGAGTCGATGTGCCATGGTTCTGCAATAAGGGTTTGTAACGCTGACACGTATCTTTCGTAGTCAGGGTTGGCGTGCGGTACGCCGTGCTCATCGTAGTCGACAGTAGTTTTTACGGCTATACCGTTTGAGTCTGGATATACAAAATCAGTTTGCGGAGACAACGCAAATGTAAGTACTGGCGTACCGCAAGTGATAGACGTTAAATTACATAACCCGTAATTGTCGCATTCGGCAGGGAACATGGTAAGGTCATGCGCAGCGTAAATAGCCGGTCGGTCAGTTATTTTTAAGTTGCGCAGAAGCGTCACGCGCCCCGTTTTTTCACCAAGTTTCATGAAAAACTTCGCGATTGACGGAGAAAACTTACTCGACGATATCGCGACTGTAAGGTGAATCTCCGGCATTCTAGTTATGACGTACTCTAAGTGCGTTAAAAACTCAGACTGCGTGCAGCGAGCGTTACGATCAAACCACGGCAAAAATACCTTAATCTTGCGCGCGTTGATGGCGTTTTCTTTTTTCGTTATTGGCAACCCGGTGTCGAACGGGATTAAAGTAACTTGCCGGCATTTATAGATGTTTTGATACAGGTCACGGCACTCTGTTGATTGCGCCACCAGATGATCAACGTTCTTGAGCGCGCGTCGAAACGGCGTAATAAGGTCTTGCCACATCGGCACAACAATAGTCAGCACGTTGTTCCGCTTTGCAAAATTCACCTGTTCAATTTTCGGCACGTGCGTCCACACAATCGCAGAATGCTTTTTTGCCCAATCTGTGTAGCGCATTTTCCCGCGGGACAATACGCGATTGTCGTACGCCGTTTTGAGTTTGGCTGGCTGGCTATCTGAATAGATAGAAAAAGATTCCCCGAGATCACGCAAGTAATTTGCCAGTCTCAGGGCGAAGTAATTTTGATCGCACTGTGCGTAGTGCGTATAAATTCCGACACTCATGGGTTTCACATGCCAGCGGGTGGTTGTCCGCCTTGACCGTACTGCTGCGCCATAACCATCGCGCCGCCTTGTGTACGTGCCTGCTGACGGATGTCATCAATGATGCTAGATACAAGGGCATGCATAGTCGCGTCGCCGCGCTTGAGTTTGATGAGTTCAGAATCCTTTTGCGGCTCAGGCATAGATAACAATTGATTCGCGATAAGTTGCGCCTGTTGCTGCAGGTCTTCTGGTGTGCGCGGAATGTTCGGCGCGTTCTGGCGCTGCATAATAAACTGATCGACTGCTGTAGGCTGCCCGGGACCGATGGGTGCGCCGCCGGCGGCTGGAACCGGAGCACCGCCGCCACCCTGCGGAGCGCCAGTCGCACCGGCACCGGCTTGCCCCATGTTTTGGCTCATATCGCCAGACTGCGACAAATCTTGCATCTGCTGCGACTGCTCCATCTCTTTCTGCATGCGCTGCTGCTCGTCGGCGTAAATGCGTTCTTCCTCCAGCATGCGCTTTGTCTCTTCCTCGTAGTCGACGCCGACGCTCT